GGATTTCATTGACGAAATCAAAAGCGGACAACTCGAAGACATTCCCATCTTCAAGGAAACTCTCAAGGATGAACGCGTGAAGCTTGCAAAAGCTGACTACGATCATCCAGACAAAATCAAGACAAGACTCTTCTCAGCCTCTCCACTCAAACTGCTGGTTGCACTACGAATGTACTATGGAACCTTCATGGCTCACGCCGTAAGGAATGAAATCCGAAACACGTGCACCTCAGGGGCAAACCCTCATGGCCCCGACTGGCAGATGATTGCGGATTGGCTACACGAAGTCTCAGACAAAGTTGACGACGGCGACTACTCGTGTTTCGACACAAGCCAACCGAGCGGATTCCTAAAAGCAGTCTACGACTCGATCAGAGCATGGTATAGACGCAACGGAGGATCCAAAGAAGACGACTTGATCCGCGAACGACTTGCAGAATTGTGTTACCACCCATTCAGATCAGCGCGTGGTGTTGTTTACCGGACTAATGGCTCACTTCCTTCGGGAATGTTTGGAACGACTCAGATTAACTCAGGTTCGAACCTCGTAGCATTTTATTATGCCTTCAGGTACTTATATCCCGAGTCAACATCAGAGGACTTCTTAGCCTCAGTAAGAACGGTAACACACGGCGACGATGTACTCTTTTCTGTCAGCGACGCTTTTAAAGGATTCACTTCCGAAAACATCGGAAAAGCTCTCTCAACTGTCGGCATGACTTTCACCCCAGCAGACAAAGGAGGAACTGCTACTTTGGCCCGACCCATCGAACAAACAACTTTCCTCAAACGTGGTTTCAAAAAGATCTGCGGTATCTACCGCGCCCCGTTAGCCACATCTAGTTCTCTTGAGATGTGCAATTGGATCACAAAAACCGCCGACCCGCTGCAAGCAACAATCGACAACTGCAAAGCGGCCTTTCGGGAACTGGCGGTTTCCGAAGAAGACACCACACTTCAAGAACAAATTCGCGATGCCATCTATCGCAAAACAAACGGACGTCACCTTCTTCCCATCGTGACTCAAAAGGAAGCCATCAACAGCTTTCTCAAACACTTCTGACGCCAAGACCCCTGTCTCGATTGTTTTACTCACTCTCTCAATCGTGATAACGCTAGTATCAGAACATCAAAGATACGAGTGACTGAGACGAATATGATTGTATCTATCTCTTTTATGACAATCGCCACTGACGACTTTAACAAAATCATGAATCAAATTTCAAACATCAAAATCACTGGAGCACCTCCAGTACAACCCTTTTCAAACCCTTCAGGCTCCCAGGTCCGAGAAACCGACGCAGCAGAACCCAATTCAGCAGTCGAGAGACCAGTCGGACTGACCACCTTTGTGGATGCCGAAGATACTATTTTTGACCTATCGCATGCCGACCCGACCGCTACACAACGCCTTCTGACAGCACCAGACGACGAGGCAAATGCTATTGATAGAGTCCTCAACCGACCGACTTTCATGTCTAACATCAATTGGACAACTTCTCAGGCGATTGGGACAATTCTTGCCAACTACTCTGTTCCAAATGACCTCATCAATTACTCTTCTATCAAAACTTGTAAGGTCCAGTACAACCAGTTTATGAATGCAGATGTTGTCTTCCGCATCGAAGCTTCCCCTGTTCAGTTTCAAGCCGGCCGTCTCTGGCTCTGTTTCGAAAGCTACCGAGAACAACGTGGTGCTCGCGCTCAATATGGCTACACTGCTCAATTTACAGCTCTTCCAGGAGTTGAATATGATCCAGCCAAACCAGCACCCGTTGAACTTCGTATACCTTTCTCTTCCATTCTTGCAGCTTGGGACCTCCCTATTGGTCAATACGGCATGGGCACTCTCCTAGTCTATGTCCTTTCTCCTCTTACTTCTGCCTCAACCACGGCCTCTGTCACTCTTTCAGTCCAATCCTGGCTCGAAAACACCAAGGTTCGCGTTCCTGTTCAGGCAGGGCTTTCAAGTGGACCAACACGCCGGAGACTCGACTTTGAGGAATTCACGAACGGCGCACCGATGGAATACCAATCTTCTGAAGAAGGCATGGCACAAAGACACACCTTTTCTCATGCCCTGTCAAAAATTTCCAACATCGCAACAGCGTTTGGTGCATTCCCTATGCTCAGCTCTATTGCAACTCCTGTTGCTCACTTTTCAAGCCTTGCTTCTCGTGTTGCCGCCTACTTCGGTTTTGCCAAACCTGCTGATGTTTCTGCCCCAACGAAATTCGTCTCTCACAATCGCGCTGCTTGGGTGAATGCGGATGGCGCTCTACCGCTAGTTAAGTTAGCACATTCTTCCGAAAACGCAGTCGATCACAAAGAAAATCATTTTCCTAACCCAATCGATGAAATGGACATCAAATACATCGTGTCAAATCCCGCTGTTCTAAACCAATGGACTTGGGCAACAACTGACGCGGTTGGAAAAGTGATCACTGTACTTCCTGTCCACCCTGGAGTTTCAACTTTCGTAACATCTGGTACCTACACTTTTGGCACTTTTGCCCCTACCCCACTGGCTTACGTAGCTTCCATGTTTAAGTATTGGGCCGGTTCCATCAAGTACAAGCTCGAGGCTGTTGCCACTCCCTTTCACGCAGGCCGTCTCCTGGTCACTTATGTGCCCGATTACGATCCTCTTTACACAGGCTATTCCATCAATGAAATTGGCAACAACTATTCCGTTGTTTGGGACATTACCGACTCTTCTCAACTTGAGTTTGAAGTTCCATATCTTGCAAACACTCCTTTTCTTTCTTGTTTCATCGACGATCAGAGCTATACTTACCTTAAAAACTCCGAAACAACAGGAGTGCAGGTCCGTGACCGAATAAGGAAAGTTCAGAATGGAGCAATACTAGTCTTCGTTCTCAATCAATTGGTTTCACCATCAACCGCAGCCTCCTCAATTTCCATCATGAACTGGGTTGGTGGAGGAGAAGACATCACATTTGCAGAACCAGTTCTGGGCGCTTTCAAAGCAGTCGAAGTGGGTGCGACCAGGATTGATTACACATCCAAATGGTACGATGGTACCAC